CCTTGTCGGCGGCGATGGTGATATCGGGTTCGGGCACGTCCGGAATGGCCTGCAGGGTGTACCCCGTACCGTCTGAGTTCACGACCAGCATGTAGCCAGCCGAGCCCGTGGGGTCTGGCAGCAACAGATTCGCAATGTCGACCCAGACCAAGTTTGTCCCGTCGTTGGACAGGTAGAACCCAATCTTCCCGGTCAACGACGGGATGGCCAGGCCAGGCGCAATCTCAGGACGCACATCCCGGGTCCAGATGGTGCTGCCGTCCTGCGCCTTGGCAACGACGGTGTAGTTGCCATCCAGCCAGACGGGGACCTCCGAACGCCCCGCCGAATCCAGCGGAACAGGATTCTCGTTCAGATTCGGAACGCCCATCGCCGGGTCAGACCACGTGTCCTTCGGCGTCGTCGTCCCCTCCTCGTAGAAGGTCAGGCTCCCATTGGCTGCCTCTTGGGTGCCCAGGAGCGTCATGATGACCGGGGCTGGGTCGGTGAACTGGTAGGCGGGCATATCGGCTCCAAAGAAAAACCCCGCCGGAGCGGGGTTTTGGGGTTACGGGATGTGGTAGGGTTCCGCCATGGAATGGCTCATCGCCCTGCTGCTGAAATGCGTGCTGGTCTACCCGCTGGCATTTCTCTACTACGTCTTCGTTTACCGTGGCGGCCGATTCATCTGCCGATTCCTTCCCAAGCGCTGGGCGTATGAATTACTCCGCGAGCGCGGGAGCCGCTGCGGCCGGTCGGGCCATCAACTGCAATAGAGCCTTGTTCACCACGGCACGATCCTGCTTATTCAGAGCAGATACGACACGACGGGCTTCCGCAGGATTGGCGACCAGGTAGGCCAAGCGCTCCTGAAGCCGCTGATTGGCCTGCTGGTCAAGCAATTCAGCGAATCGACCAATCACGGGCGTAGATTGCAGCATGTTGTGCGCCGTTCGCCTCCCGAACTGCTGGTAAGCGTCTGTAGGTGAGCCGACGGTAGACGAGGTATTCCGAACGCTGATGCGCTGCATGTCGTCCTGAATAGCCTTAATTGCAGAGACATCCTCTTTAGAGAGAATGTCCGCCGCCCTAGCCTTCTGGAAGCCCGTAGCACGCGCGGCTAGGCCGTCCAAATCCTCGCTTGCACGCAGAAACGAGGCAGGCAGGATAGGGTTGTTGCCCTGAGCATCAGGGACCGCTCCGGATCCTCGACGCATTAGCTCCCGGCCTACTTCCATGCGATTGATGGGCTTAGACAGCGCACGGTATGCGCTCAGATAATCGCCAAAGCGGGGAACCTGTGATGCGATTTCATCGTTCAGCGAATCGCGCACTTCGATGAGCGCCCGGCTGCCTGCGAGCGCCTTGGCAGAATCGCCGCCGTACTTTCCCGAGAGCATGTCACCGATGGTCTTGCGGACGTTGTCAAGCACGGCAATGCGGGATTCTGGCGAGCCGACTACCAATCCGGGCGCCGCCTCAACCTCTTGACTCAGAAGGCGCTGCACATCACGTAATCCAGCTTGAATGGCGGGGCGCCCTTCCTGCTCCGAAATCGCGTCACTCAAGAGTCGGATGGTCTGACTAATGTCCACGGGGCCGGCTTGCATGGCTTCCTCGCGGGCTGCGCGAGACGCTGCGCTACGCGTGGCTTCTGCCCCTGCCATGGCGGTGTCGTTGCCTGCGATTCCCTCCAGAACGCGCGTACGGGCTGCGTTGTTGGACAGGTCGATAGGAGCAAACTGCCCAGGCTGACGACCGCGTAGCATGCGCTCAAGACCAGCAATGCCGGGGTCCATTGATTCCTCCCCGAGTGTCCGGGTTACTCCCGGGACCGCGGAGGGTTGCGCGCGAAGAATGGCTTCAGGGTCTGATGCTTCTTGCAGCAAGCTTCGTCCCGCCCCACGCTCCGCGCCGCTCAGTGTCTGCTGGCCTAGCAAGGCCCGCAGCGGCGAAGTGACGGCCCCTGCCACCTTGGGGATGGCCGACCCTAACGTTCCGCCCAGCGCGCCCACGCCAACATTGAAGCCTCGCTCGCCTTCGCTTGCGACCGGCTGTATGCCGCCGATGACGCCGCCCTGCAATGCATTTCCCCTGATGGTGGTCGGGAGTAACGCACTGCCAAGGGTTGACCCACGCGCCGTAATCCCAGGCCCCAGGAACTGAGCGAGAGTGCCCACAATGTTACCTGTGCCGAACAGCGGGTCTTCGGAGAACGAGGGGTCAGGCGCGCGGCGGCGTGATACCTGTTGCTGTTGCTGCGGCCGTATTGCCGCCAGGAAGCCCAGCATGTTTGATTGCGGGTTCGCTGCGGCGCCCGCCTCCAGCAATCTCTGGTTCGGCAAAACGGCATTCGTGACACCCTGCACGAGACCCTCGCCGGTATCGACCAAAGATTTGCCCACACCAGCCATGATCCGTTCGAACCAACTGCTGCGCTGCTCGGGGAGAAGTCCTAGCTCGCGCTTCATGCGCTCGCGGGCCTTGCTCTCGGAGATTCCACCCACGATTTCGATATGTAGGCCAGGACCTTCGTCGACAATCTCGTCTTGGTCCCAAGGATTGCCAGACGGCCTGGCGTTCTGAGCAGGCCGCACAATCGGGTCGCTATCCCACGGATTGGCCATCAGCGCTTCCTCCGCTGCGTGCCGTCCGGGGCAATGAACAGTGCCCCCGACGGCAGCCGGTTGTAATCATCAGCAGACTGGATGCGGACTGGCTGACCCTGCTGCTGGCGATCTTGGTTGTCCGGAGAAGCTCGTCCTGCAGCGATTCGGGCGGCTTGGATGACGTTTTGCAAGCGCGCAGCCTTGTCGTCGATGGTTCCCTGGCTGTCGCCAATCTGGGGGAAATACGAACGTCGGTAGCCCTCCAACTGCTCACGGGTATACGCCGCGCCGGTTCCCAGCGTGAGTGCGGCGTCCAGGATGTCCAGTTGCGCCGCCTCTACGCGCTGGCGGGCCTCCGGGGTAATCGCGTTTGCCGCGGCACCGCCAACTAAAGGGAGAGAGCGCACGACTTCAGATGCCAGATTCGGGGACTGAGCGCTCCTGTCTTCCTTGACCGCCTGTTCCAGCTGCTGCTGTGACGACGTTAGGCGCTGCAACAGCGTTGCAGCCTTGCGTTCGCCCTCGGTGGGCGGCTTTCCCGTCACTGCGTTGGCGTCAACCTGTCGCTGCTCGGCTCGCTGGGCGCGGGCTTCGGCCGATTGTGCAAGCCGAAGGCGTTCCGCCTCGATGGGTGAAATGTCTGGCTGGTAACCAAGCCGGGGCGCCCCTGCGGGCTCACTACCACCAAAGCGGCTGGAAGCCTGTACTCCGCGGGGCAGTTCCACATGAACGTGGTCGCCCTCGTCGATGGCCTCATAGCCCATCTGGCGAGCCCGGGCGATGAAGCCAGCCTTCTGCGCAGCGGGAACAACGAAGTCACCCGCAGTCCCCGCCATGTGTTGACTGTTCGACACGCCGCCCACGCGCCGGTTGTTCTCTGGGTCTCGATACAGGCTGCTGGTGCGGACGCCAGGCATTCCACCCAGTTGCCGATAGTCAGCAGCAGGGTCGACTGTGCCGACTCCAGGCGAAGGAACGCGCGTAGGGCTACCTCCGTACTGTGGCTGCGCAAAGCTGCTGGCCCGCGGGTCGAACAGCATCTGAATTTTGCCGCCCTGCCCGTCTGGAACATCCACGATTTGCATGTTGGCAGGCGCAAAAGGGACTTCGGCTAAGACCTTTCCGCTAGCATCGAAGCGCTTGGACCCGGGCGACAAGGTGAACTGCTCCCCGCCAGCATCCAGATCCGACGTCGCCGCCAGCACCTGGTCCACGACCGGCATCACTGACGCGGCGTCAAAGGCCTCCGGAATCTCAGCGCCGAACTGGGCACGCAAGTACGGGACCGCCTGCCGATAAAGGGCCGACTGCAGCTGCGGGTTCACCTCCGCCTGCTTCAGCGACTTGGCTAAGCCACGAAGCTGTTGCCGTTGTCGAGTGCCCTCGGCTTGGAAGTTCTGCGCGGCGCGCGGGTCCAACGCGAACGCGCGGTTGGTTGCCTCCAAATCCCCACTGATGACCCGTGGCGCGAGACCTTGGATTTCGGCCAGACGATTCCGCTGCTCGCGATCCTGGCGCTGTTGAGCGCCTGCGGCATAACCTTGCTGCATCGCCTCTGCGAAGTTGTTAGCCACGGCTCCCCCAATACTGTCCCAGAGAACTTCCGACACCATTCAAGGCATTGCCCCATGCAGCCCCTTGGTTGAGATACCCCGAGGCCCGCGCATTCCCGAGGTTGGCCAGCGAATTGGAGACACCAGACGCCGTGTTCTGCCCCAATTGGTTGAGCTGACTGCTCGCTTGCCCGCCAAAGCCTGCCAGGCGAAACAGGTTATTCTGGAAGTTGCCGAATGCCTGTGAGCCGAGATTGCTTGCAAAACGCATGCGGTCTGCGTCTGCGCCGCCGGAGTACAGGCGGCCCCTGGCTGCAGCCCCGCGGTCCAAGCCCTGCACGCCTTCGTCCCTGGCAACCAGGAAGTCGGGCGTTTGGTAGAACTGACTGAAATCGGCCACGCCGGTTCCAGGAGAAACCGACCCTGTCGCCCCGCCGGCCCCGGCACCGCCGAAGTTGAACTGCAGGGGCGTCGTCGACTGCCCCGGCTTGCCGAAGAGGCCCATCGGGTCGTAGCTGGTGCCGCCGAACTGGCCCGCCAGGTTTGCGGGGTCAGTGAGCTTGTCGAACAGGCTGCGCTTCTTCTTTTTCGCCGGCTCGCCGCCCGCAACCGTGATTCCGCCCGTGTTCAAGCCTCCGCTGTAGGTCGGAAGTCCGTACATCTGGGCCAGCATGTTGAGGGCTCCGACGCCAGTGGTCTGAAAAGGCAGCGTGTCGGCCCGGTTCTGGTTGTACATGGCCAACTGCGCGTTGATGGCGTCGCGCGAACCTTGGGCGCTGGCATTGGCCGCATTACCCGCGGCATTGGATTGCATTGCGCCGCCGGCCAGCGAACCAACCGCGCCGATTATGGGGCCTGCTGCAGGCATGTCAGTTCTCCAGTACTGCGTAGTCGTCGTTCATCACCGCCCAGCGCCGAAGCGCTCGGGAGCCTTTGTCTTTCTGTCCGAATGCCGCGCATTGCTCGGCGACCCAGCGGGCTGAGGCCTGCTCGCCCATCCATTCGTCCATGTGCAGGGAATAGTGCTTGACGTCGTGTGGGTTCCCGCCGCGCATGAAGGCCTTCCGGCGAACGTGGTCTGCTCGGAATCCCATCTTCTCGGTCAGCCGCCACGCGGGAATATTGTCCGCCGGCACCTTGGTCACGATGCGGGTACAGTCGGTGGCGCAGAACATGAAGTGCGCCGCAGCCCGACAGCAATCAAACGCGTTCCTGGTGCCTGGAAGGAACAGCGTGTGAACCTCATAGGTGCCATCTCCCAGTCCGTGGAAGAAGAAGCCTCCAGTCTCAAACTCTAGCCCTATCCCTTCGCTGAAAATGACCGCCAGTGGAAGCGCATCAGGCGCGCCATCTGGCGCAACCCACGGGCGCACCCTGGGATGGTCGATGATGCTCTGCAGGAAGTCCGGGCTTCCCGCCACACGCATTACTGCCCGACCTCCGCGTCCATGACGGCACCAATGAGATTGAGCTTGCAGGAACTGGTGATGCGCAGCTTCAGCACGAACTGTTCGGCCTGCCCGAAGCGAGTCTCTCTTACCCGAGTGCGATACTGACCTTGTTCGCCCAGCTCACGCTCCCGGCATGGCTGGAAGGTGTGCCCGCCATCGCGCGACGGGATTATTTGAACTTTTCGGTCAGTCATTCCGTAATCTCCACCCAGTCGCACCGGTAAAGCTGGCCGGCCGCCATGTAACAACCAGGGAGCTCATCAACCTTCGTTGCACCCACGGGAATTTCTGTGGGGTCCGGGTACTCCAGATGGATTGACCGGTCCAGCCGACTCTGGCTGCGGTAGGCGACACTCCGCCCGGAATAAGTCCCGAAGTCCGTCGGTAGCACGAACGGTTCAGAGGCGTAGAGGTATGAGTCGTAAGTCCTGTACTCGGAGATTGGAGTGTCCTGAATCGTGCCGTTGTAAGCACCGAGTCCAGCCACGCCCAAGGCGGCAATCATGGCAGTCTGGTTGGCGGGGTTTCCGCGCCATGCGCTGTCGTACACTGCATCGCCACCTTGGTTGATGGCGTCGTAGATGATGGCTCGAGATTCTGGTGGAGCCTCTCCCGTATTGGCGGTGTAGGACCAACAGAAGATGCGCGCCCACGGCTCAGTCGCATCCGTGATGAAACTAAAGTTGTTCTGAGTGATTTGCTCAGCGATATTGAAGGCGCCGCCGCCATTGATTCCGAACAACTGTGTCTGTAGCGTCGGTATGGCAATGGCGGCTGCCGTCGTTACGGCAATCGTATCGGTCACGACAGCAAACAGCCCGTTGGTGTCGCGCACCCGAATGCTGAATGTGTAGGTGGCCAGTTCCAGCGGGGCCGTGCCGGTCAACACACCAGTCGTGCTGACGCTCCAGCCACTGGGGAGATTGCTGTTGAACAGGTCGCAGCCAGCAATAGGCGCGTCGCCCTCAGTAAGCGTGTAGGCGTAGGTGTAGGCCATGCCCGCCGTCGCATCTGGGGCTGCTCCGTTGATGCCTGGGCCAATGGGCTGGTCCGGGAAGTTCACAGGAACGGTGACAGGACCGCCTGGACCAAACAAAAACTCAATTTCATTGACCGTGACAGGATTCTGGTTGTCAGCGAGACAGGGCGAGACAAGTTCGCGTTCCAGCTCTTCATGGCCGTCCAGAATGTAATCCCAGTCCAAAACATAGAGCCTCCCGGAGCGCGAATCACCGGCCACCCATAGACCATTCCAGAGCGTCAGGTCAGTCACTGCGAAATGCGGCTGTCCGTTCGTCGAAAGGCGCGTCCACTCTTTTGACCAGACGTCATAGGCGAACGAGAATCGTCCGGGAACGGTAAGGATGTAGACCTTGTGGCTGTTCCACTCCAGCGTCATTCCGTAGGCCGCAGCAATCTCATTGGGTGCGCACTCCCAAAGCGCCGCGTCAATCGGCCCTGTCGATACGCGAACGGGGTTGTAGGCCTCCAGTCTGCGCACGATGCGCTTGTCGTCCAGGTAGAAGACTGAGTTGTCCAGTTTCTTGGGAGAGAACCGCGCCGTGCAGCCACCCTCGATGACCGTATTGGCCGCTCGCTCGAACGTTCCGGTCGTGCCGCCGGTGTTGACGTAGGGCTCAATACTGTCGTTGCCGAACACGAGCACTTCCCGATGGCTCACAATCAGTGTGACGATTCGGTCCGGGAACCCTTCGGCCTCATACCGGTCCAGCGTGTTGTAGTTCAGCGCATCGGCCAGTTCAGAATGTTCCCAGAACCGACCCTGTGTCTCCACGCCCGCCACATACCCGTCGATGAAGTCCGTCACGACCTCTCCCGGGTAGCCCTCGTCGGTAATTTTCTGAAACAGGAGAGTCGAGGTATTGAACACATACCCGGCCGAGCCATTGACGATTTTGAGCTCGTTCCCGTTTCCGCGCTGGTTGTGAGTCATGGAAACCCGGCCCACGCCAGGCACCGTTCCATAGGGAATGGCAACCCCTGTGTTCGAAATCTGAAACAGCGTCGTTCCGGCCACGACGAACAGCTTGCCTTCCACGTTCCTCTGACCACGGATGGGGCCAGCGTCGACGACGTCCTCACCCACGCGTTTGATGATTTGAACGAATGGCCTGCGGCCGAACTCGCGCAACTGGGACTGAGTGCGCGTTCCAGCTGATTCGGTAGGGACGACCAGGAAATTCAGGCAATCCTGGCTTGACCAGGGAAGGTTCGGATCGCGGTAGAAGCCCCCGAACAGATTGATGGGCTGGTTTGCCATCAGCGGAAGAACCCTTCCCGCCAGTTGCCGTACCGTTGCCCAGTGCCGTAGGGCAGGTCGGGGTAACTCAGTCGGTCGTATTCATTGGCGGCGACCCAGGCCCTGAGCATCGCCAGGGTGTCGCTCGCGATGGCGATGACGTCCGCGTCCAGCGTCTTTCCGAACTTGGACCTCATCCGGACCGCGAGATTGAAGGTGATGGCCTCTTCTGCCTCTGAAGGCGCGGGCAGCTCATTCCCGGTGTCGGCCACGTCCTGCCAGCCGAGGGAGATGCCTTCCACTTCCCAGCCCCGCACCATCAGATTCAGGCCGCGCACCATATCGCGTGCGTCTCCCGCGTCGGGCGCCGAATTCTTGTCGATGACCCGCAGAATCTGCAGCGCATCGTTGACGATGGTGGCGACCTTGGTCATGGCATGGCTCAAAAAGAAGGCGGCCCCGAAGGGCCACCAAGGACGAGGAGTTGCAGGGGTTACTCGGTGACGCGTGTGGAGTGGTCCGGACGGACCGCCGCTTCGCCGTACAACACGTCGATGCGGGTGTGCTCCATGTCGGCCTTGCCGTCGCCAAAGGTCATCACACGAACGCTGATGTTCTTGACGGTGGCGGTGTAGCCTTCACAGGACGCCAGTACCGGCAGGGGCGCGAAGGCCGCCGCGAACGCGTTCTTGTGGAACGCCAGGTTCTGGGTCTTGGTCTGGCTGGCGGTGCCGAAGATGGTGATGGCAGCGTTGTCCGCAGGCGATGCGTTGACCGTACCCACTTCGGTGTTGCTGGTCGGCACCAGGGCCGGATAGATGGGAATGGACGTTGCGCCACTCAGGACATCGGCGGTCACCACGAACTGACGCGGCTTGCCGGTGTTGGCCCCGGTGATGGGATGCACGGCATTGACGCCCGCGATGGTGAGAATGGCACCCTTCGGGATGGCTCCGGTACCAGTGTCCACAGTCAGGGTCGCGCCCGTCTGGGTGCCGCCGTTGATGAGGTACCCGGCACCCGCCCCATTGGCGAAGGCCAGCAACGACTGCTGCTCGAAGAACTGGAAGCCCGCGAACTTGCCGACCGCGTTCTCGTCGAACTCGCCGCGCAGCTCGTCCGCGGTATGGAACAGGGTCGCATTGGCCTCGGCCAGGGCGATGTTCGAGTCCGAGGAGAAGTGGACACTGCGATCGCCGGCCGGCGCCAGGCGACGATTGAGCAGCGCCGACGCTTCACGCCATGGAGTGCGGGTTGCCGGGACGGTGCCCCAGGTGCCGACCACGTTCGGGGTTTGCAGGGTCATGCGGGACAGTAGGTCCGCA